ATACGCACCGAGCCGGCCACGTCCGGCGCAATTCTCGTCAAGGTGCATTCCGGCGACCGCTATCCCTACGCCGGAGAAACCTCTGAAAACGGCTGGAACAAGATCGTCTACGCGCCCGAGGCCGAGGGCTGGGTGAGCGGCAAGTACAGCAAGATTGAAGGAGCGTGAGGCCGTTGCAGCAGATGATAGAATTCATCGAGCAGCATTGGCCGCTGATCGCCGCGCTGCTGCCGTGTCTGATCGAGATTGTGCCGGTCAAGTGGAGCCCGATCACGTCGCTGCTGAAATGGATCGGGCGGATTGTCACGGCGGAAGTCATGGTCGAGCTGGCAGAGGTCAAACGCACACAGGCGGAGCAGCAGGCGACCATTGATGCGAACGAGCTGGACCGCATCCGCTACGAAGTACTGGACTTCGCCAATTCCTGCCGCAACGGCAGAAAGCACACCAAAGACGAATTTGAACACATTATTGTGCTGAATACGAAGTACCACGGTCTGCTGGAAAAGACCGGCGAGGAGAACGGCGTGTTTGAGCAGGAATACGAGTACATACTGGAACTGTACCACCGCTGTCAGCGCGAAAACACGTTTCTCTGAGTAAGAAAGGAGACATACTATGATCGATCTGACCCCTCTGTTTCAGGCTCTCATTGCCCTGCTGGGCGCGATTATCACCTACAAGCCGATCCCGTGGATCAAGGCCCGCACCACCAACGAACAGCAGGAAGCGCTCCGCGCGACCGTCAGAACGCTTGTATTCGCCGCAGAACAGGTCTACGGCGCAGGCAAGGGCAGGGAAAAGCTGGACTACGTTGCTGCCCAGCTCGCCGCCAAGGGTTACACCGTAGACCGCGCTGAAATTGAAGCTGCTGTATATGATTATCTGAACGGTCCGAAGGAAGTAACTGCACCGCCCGAGGAGGGCTGATTTATGGGTGTGCCGAGACGGTATCCTCAGTTTGACGACCTGTCAGCCGAGGAGTTTGCGCACCTGCTGGCCATGTCGAAGCTGAGCGGCGAGGAAAAGGAAATCGCCGCTCAGTGCATCGTGTGGCACATGAACTACATCGACGTCGGCGTAATCGTCCATATGGACCGCAGAACCGTCTCCCGCAGAATGGAGACGGTGATCCTGCCGGAGCTGGAACGGATGATGCGCAAAAACATGAAAGCCGGGGCATAGCGCCCCGGCTATTTTTTATGCCTTATTGAAGCCCATCTGTTCGCACAATGCGTCCTGCAAAACCTTGGAGAAGTTCAGACCGCGATGTTCAGCGGCTTCGTTCAGCCACGAGGGGATGGTAAGCGTCTTTTTGACGGCTTTGTTGGAGTGGGCGCGGCGATAAGCGTCAGTGTCTGCGAGAATCAGCGTAACAAACGCGCCGTCCGCTGCGGGTACGTTTACGCCGGATGCGGCGGGAATCTCCTTTGCCTGTTCCTCGGCGCGTGACAGCCAGCCGCACAGCGCGTCCTCTGCCATGTGCATAGCGTCGGGCAGATCGTCGCCGCAGGTGTAGCAGTCGGGCAGATCAGGGAAGGAGACGTTGTACATGCCGTCCTCGGCTTCGAATACTGCGGGATAAACATACTTTGCCATATCTATACCTCCACGGCGCGGGACTTATTTCAGTCCCGCGTCTTTCATAATCTTATTGGCCGTTCCGGTTGGGATTTCCTTGGATGGGTGCCGCGGCACTTGAATCTCTTTGCCTGTTACCGGGCTGTACCAGAAATCGTGTTCGCCGCGATGGTCGATCAGGTAACAGCCTATCTTCTTCATCAACTTGGTCAACTCGCTCGTTTTCATCATGTCCCCTCCTGACAATACTATTATAACACGTATTGATACGTATGTCAATGGGAAACTACGTATTGATACGTATTTATTTTGTCCACAAGATGTACACGCCATGCACACGTCTGCCCCCTGAAAATCCGAAAAAATGAGATAATCGGGGTGCAAAGGAGGCGATGGTTTGAATTATTACGGAGGCTATCAGCCGCAATACGGCGGAGGTTATCAACCCCAGCAGCAATACGGCAATCCGCGCATGGACTTCCTGCAGCAGACACAGCAGGCCATGCAGCCTATGCCGCAGATGCCGCAGATGAACACTGGCGAGCTTCAGGGCCGCGTTGTAACGGGCCGCGAGGAGGCTGTGGCGGCGCAGGTTATGCCGGGTGCGCCTTATTTCTTCCTCGACCTTGCCCACGGACGTGCCTATGTGAAGCGCTACGACCCGCAGACGGGCGCTGCGGAGTTTATTGATCTCGCGGTTGTACGCCCGGAGGCTGCGGCTGCACCGCAGTTCGCGACGATTGAGATGGTGGAAGCGCTCCGCGCCGAGATAGAATCTCTCCGTGCCGGACAGGCTGCACCGCCGTCCAGCAGGCGGAAAGGAGCTGAAGTTGAATGATGATGAACCCTATGCAGATGATTCAGATGCTGCAATCCTCCGGCAATCCTATGCAGGCCATGATGAACATGGCGAACCAGAATCCGATGCTGCGCAATGCGATTCAGATGATGAACGGTAAAACGCCCCAGCAGATGGAGCAGACCGTGCGTCAGATCGCCCAGCAGCGCGGTGTAGACCTCGACCAGCTTGCGCGCCAGATGGGCGTGAGACTGCCGAAATAATGAAAGGAGAACGGGATATGGAAAAAGATACAGGATATGCACTTGGATATTTCCCCCAATCCGAAGACAAAGGCGAATCTATTATCGGGGATGATTTTATGGCAGCGATGTTCTCGCTGATTATGGCTGCGACTTTGGGTGCATTTCCATCAGCGCAGCCGGAGAGCGAAGAAAAAGCGAGTGAATAATGTTCAATCCGGCGACGGCCGCGCCGTGTTGATAGATTCTCTGAGTATCTCTAATGATCTATGACTCACACAAAGGAGGGAAAAATATGGCAGAAGATAATTTCGCCATGGGTTATGCTCTTGGTCAGGATTCCAACAACAACTGTAACGACGGCTTCGGCTTCGGCGGCATGGGCGGCTGGATCTGGATTTTGCTGCTGGTCGGCTTGTTCGGCGGCTGGGGCTTCGGCGGTGCAGGCGGCTTCGGCGGTTACGGCGTAAACGGTGCCGGTCTTCAGGGCATGGCAACCCGCGCTGATATCAACGAGGGCTTTGCACTCCAGAATATCACCGGCGGCATCCGCGGCATCGAACAGGGCCTTTGCGACGGCTTCCACAACCAGACTGTCGCAACCATGCAGGGCTTCAACGGCGTAGAGCGCGGCTTTGCAAGCCTCTCCAACCAGCTCTCTGACTGCTGCTGCGAGAACCGCGCCGCAATCGCACAGGTGCGCTACGACATGGCTACGCAGGCCTGCGATACTCGCAACCTCATCCAGAACACCACCCGCGACCTGATCGATAACGCCAACGCTAACACTCGCCAGATCATGGACTTCCTTGTTCAGGACAAGATTGCCGCGCTGACCGCCGAGAATCAGTCCTTGAAGTTCGCCGCATCTCAGGCGCAGCAGAATGCGTTCATCACGGCGAATCAGGAAGCTCAGACCGCAGAGCTGATCCGCAGACTGGGCCGCGACTGCCCCGTCCCGGCTTATGTCGTGCCGAACCCCAATTGCTGCTATGGCAATCCTGTGGGCGTGTCCTACGGCGGCTGCGGCGGCAATTGCGGCAACGGCTACGGTTTTGCCGCATGACAACTCCAACAGGGATAGTTCGGCTCTGACCGTTCCCCACGAAATCTGACAGGGGGATGGGCAACCATCCCTCTGAATCTATCAAGGAGGCGAAATAACAGTATGATTGATGCAGTATCCAATGCAATCCAGCTTGTGGACGTCGGCAGCGGAGTGGTATTCGAAAACACCCGCATCATGACCGGGCGTACCGTCCGCCATGAGGCAGGCTCCGCGCGGTTCGTGCTGCTGGCTCCTGGCATCTATTCCGTTCACTTTTCCGGCAATATCGCCATTCCCACCGGCGGCGCGGTTGGCCCGATCTCGGTTGCCCTGTCCGTGGACGGAGAATCCATCACCGGCAGCGACGCGATCATCACGCCTGCGGCGGTTGAGGAGTACGGCAACGTCAGCGTAAACGCCCTTGTGCGCGTCTATGGCTGCGGCAATTGTCCTGCAAACGTTGGCGTGGTGGTGGTCAATACCAGCGACATTCCGATCAACGTGCAGGATGCGAACCTGATCATCATCCGTGAATGTGGAGGTGGTAATGTATGAAGCCCGGAATGAGAATGATGATGCTGGATAAAATCCGGCAGGGAGACCGCCCGCCCCGTAGCGAGTACGGCGGCGGAAATGAGCGGCGCATGATCGGCTATGACCGTGATAAGCCGCAGCGCGGCGATATGCCGCCCATGAACGGCCCGCGCTATGATCCGCCCGGCATGTGGCCCGGCTGGGAGCGTCCGCCCATGGGCCGCTACGACGGCGAGCCCGAGGCGCGCAGGCGCCGCGACAGCCGCGGACGCTATGCCATGGGCGGCTCGGAGTATGACAATGACGAAGAGGATGATTATCCTCGCCACAAGCGGCACGAGCGCAAGGGTGAACTTCTAGCCAGCGGTTCTGTCTGGATGAATCCCGGCATGGGTAAACGGGATTACCCGCCCGTTGACGAGCATCAGGCAATGGAATGGGTGCATGAAATGGAACCGCCCGAGGGCGGCAGACCCATGCCTGCGTTCCGAATCGAGGAAACCGACGCCCTGCGTAAAGCGCATTGCCCTGAATGCGACAAGTGGGAGTTCTTCGTCGTGATGAACATGAAGTATTCCGACCTGTTCGAATACGCGAAGAAACTTGGCATGGACAAACCCGAGTTCTACGCCTACATGGCAAAAGCGTTCCTCTGCGATAAGGACGCAGGTCCGCACAAGCTCCAGAAGTACATGGAGGTAATCCCCAAGAAGTAAGCAAAGCCGGGGCGAAAGCCCCGGCACAGGCATTTATAACGCAATAAAGCCAACAATTAGGTAGTGCATGAGAGAAAGAATGAATTCTTAATCGCATGCACCACCTAATTTCATTCAGGCATTGCGGGGTATATGTCCAAAGACATATACTCTGCGGGGTTTTCGTTGCGAGTACAGCGGTGAGTTTTATAATACACGACGCGGGAAATGACGGAGCGAAGCAGCTGGTTGCGCTTCTGAAGGTCGGTAGTAAGGGGATAAGCCTCCAGGACGTGCTGAATGTTGGGAAGCTGCATGATGATAATATCACTTGTGGTCGGCATGCTATGAAGGCGAGAAAGCTCAACTTTTGCGGACTCAATGCGAGCGGTAAGCTCGTCTCTGCGCTGAACAAAAACGGTGGGAGTATAGATACCCTGTTCTAGTAAATCGTGCAGACGGGACATTTGCCCGTTGAGCGCGTCGATCTGCTTTTGTATGGTCGCGGCTGCTGTATTCTCAGGCTTGCCGCTTTGCTGCCGCATAGCGGGGCTGCTGTACTCGACAACCCAGCTTTTCAGGGCTTCCAGCAGCGTTTCCTCCAAAGTGGGGATATATATACTCGTGGTTGGGCAATTCTGCGTGGGGCATCGGAGAGCGCTGGGCCGGCCGTTTGCGCCTGGCTTGCGTTGGAGGGTTTTGCCGCAGATGCTGCATTTGATCAGTCCGGACAGCACGTTTGTAACAGGCGCATAGGTATTCTTCGGCAGCTTAGCGTGGGCATCAAACATGCGCTGCACGCGATCGAAGAGAGCGCGGTCAATAATGGGTTCGTGGGCGCCCTCAACAATGATCGGCTCCGGGTTTGTCTCGCGTGTGATGCTGCGCACGCCGCCGGCAGAACGGACGCGGGAGACGCGCTTGTTCCAGCTTGATGTGCCGATATAGGCCGGGTTGCGCAGAATTCGCCGTATATAGTCGCCGGTAAAGACGTGCCCGAGGTCGGTACGCAGTCCCATATCGTTCAGCCTGCGCGCAATGCTGTCAGAGCCCATGGTTTCGTCGTTGTCGCCGTCTGCATACCAACGGAAAATCATCCGGACAATCTCGGCCTTGTCAGGATCAGGAACCAGCGTAAAGCCCTTGCGGTCCATGCGCCGGACTTTGTTGTAGCCATAGGTGACGCGGGTGCCGAGATAATTGCCCTCTGCGGCAGATCTCGCACGCCCGGTCTGCATGCGCTGCTTAATCTTGCGATATTCGAACCGCGCAAAAAAGAGAGAAAAATCAAAGAAATCTTCGTCGGCGTCCTGCTGCGGGTCGAAAGTCTTAATGGGTGTGATGATAAGCGTGTTGGTGCTGTAAAACGCCTGCTTTACAATGCCCTGATCAATGCTGTCGCCGCGCGCAAGTCTGTCGGCGTCATTGACGATCACACCAGCATACTCTCCGGCCTCGACGGCGGCAAGGAGCATGCGCATCTGAGGTCTGCTCTGGATGCTCTCGCCGGAGACGATCTCCTCATAGATCTGTACGACATTCAGCCCACGCCGCTCGGCAAGCTGCGTAAGAGCAATGCGGTGTCGGGCAAGGGTTTCGCCTTCTCCGCGGGCTTCCGCCTCCAGATCCGCGCGGGATTTTCGCAGATAGATGGCATATTTACTGGTCGGGGCTGGGCTCATACAGATCACTCCTCAAAGTAGTACGTTACGGATGTTGTAAAAAATCCGTGGACGTGCTATACTATGAGGTGCAGATCCACGGATGCTCAATCGTGACGGTTTGCCTTGTACACACCCGATGGCAGTCGGGTGTGTTTTTTATATCCGCAGGCGATTGCGGATATGCCGCGCCTAGCGCAGCCACATGCCGGTGAGGCCTTTGTCGATGTTCCAAGGGAGGAGCTCCCACACAAAGTAGCCGCAGAGCAGCACAAGGAGCAGGGCAAGGCAGGTCGTAAACACTCTCTGATGTTTCAGCTCGCGCCGCAGACAGTCGATGGTTTCTCCGCGCTTCCCGAACAGCCCTTCAAGGTTGGCAATGGTCCTGTCCTTGTGGACGATGCGTTCGTTGAGTACAGCGAGATCCTGTTCCTGTTCGCTCAGACGGCTGCGCTTGTCGGCGAGGCGTTTTTCCTGCTCGTCGACCTTCTCACTGAGTGTGCGCAGCAGCTCGGCGTTGGCGGCGATGCTCGCGGCGGTGACGGTGTCGCGCTCGCGCATCATGCTTTCGACCTGATTGCGCATGGCGTCCATGAGCGTCGCGTCGTAGGTTTCCTCCTCGCGCGCAAAGTCACGCTCTGGCGCAAGCCCGAGAGTGCGGTCGAAGGACGCGTTGAGCGCTCGAATGATGGGATATAGCGTGGATATGCGGGGATCCTTGGTC